GAAAGACGAGAAACCTAAGAATGAAAATAATGCAGATGCCCCCGTGCATTTGCTGAATAATTAAATAAATGAGGTGAAAGAGTGCTTACAATTATAATTCCGGAGAAAGAGTTGTTTGATGAGTCTGATGGCTCTTTTTTAATGTTACCGGAAACTGAATTACATTTAGAGCATTCTCTCATCTCGCTCTCTAAATGGGAATCAAAATGGAAGAAACCTTTTCTTAGCGAAGAAGATCATACAAAAGAAGAAATCACCAGTTATATTTACTTTATGTCCATTGATCGAAATCCAGATATGAAAGTTATTGAACATATTGATTACGATCAGTATAAAGAAATACTTGAATATATTGGGGATTCACATACCGCTACTAAAATTTATGATAGAAGACCTCAGAGGGGTGGAAAGAAAGAAATTTATACCTCTGAGGTTCTTTATTATCTTATGATTTATTATGGAATTCCATGGGCTGCTGAAAAATGGCATCTTAATAGATTGCTTACATTAATCAGAGTTTGTGGAATTAAAGGTGGTACTACGAATCAGGCAATGGATATGAATGCAATATTTGCACAAAATCGGGCATTGAATGCTGCTAGGAGAACTCCTAGGTAATGGCTGATAAATCTCCGATACGATTTATTCATAAAGGTGATTTTACAAAACTTGAAGGTTTTCTTGCTAAGTCTATTGGATTTAAACCAATTATCAGGACTATTCTGAATAAATATGGCAGACTTGGAGTAGAAGCATTAAAAGAAGCCACTCCCAAGGACACCGGCAAAACATCTGAATCCTGGTATTATACAATTGATGAAGATCAAAATGGCAATTTGAAGATAACTTGGCGAAATTCGAATTTAGGAAATGGCTGGGCTCCAATTGCCATTCTTCTTCAATATGGTCATGCCACAGGAAATGGCGGATATGTTCAGGGCCGGGATTATATCAATCCGGCAATTGATAAAGTTTTTCATAGAATTGCCGATGAAGCATGGGAGGAGGTAAATCGAAATGGCGGTAGAAACCGTTGACACTCGAGTTGTAGAAGCGCGATTTGATTCAAAGCAATTCGAAAAAGGTGTAGATAAGACTGTTAAAAAACTTGATGAGCTTAAAAAGTCTTTGAATCTTAAGGATACAGGAAAATCAGTTGCGGATCTTGGCGATAAGATTTCTGAGTCTACTAGTAAAGCATCCGATTCTTTAGAAAAACTACAAAATCGGTTTACTTCTTTCGCAGGAATGCTTAAGCAGAAATTTCTTGGTGGAATTGCTGATGAAATTGTTGGCGTGTTTTTTAAGCTTAAGAATAGTTTTGAAAGCTTAGTTTCGAGTATGTCCACTGCGCAAATAAGCAGAGGTATGCAAAGATATACTGATATTCTAACTTCTGTTCGAACTTTAACCGCTGCTGGTGTTTCGGAAAATGCGGCGTATGAATCAATTGAACGGTTAGGTATGTATGCAGATCAAACTTCGTATTCGTTAGATGAACTTGTTTCAACGATGTCTAAGTTCAAAACAGCTGGTGCGTCGCTAGATACAGCTCGTCGAATGGTTGAAGGTTTATCTAACGCGGCTGCGTCAATGGGTGTTAATGCTCAGCAGGCTGCTAGGGCATATTTGAATTTGCAGCAGGCCTATTCCAAAGGAAAGATGACTCAGGCGGACTGGATTAGTTTTGAGTCACTTCCGATGGTTGGTGAGAAATTTAACCAAGCAATTTTGGATGCTGCGGAAAAAGTTGGTACTTTAAAGAAAAATGCAAAAGGTACTTATGAAGTTGTTTCTAAAGCAGTTAAAGCAGATGGTGGAGTAGGTGGAAGAGTTTCTGGTGCAGCAGCAAAAGGAATTACTGCTGAAAATATGGGAACTAAACTTGCTTCAGGCTGGTTTAATAAAAAGGTAATGGAAGAGGTTTTCGGTAATACTTATTATTTTGAGGACATTGGTATTGCTGAAGTTAATAAGATAAAGAAAAAAGAAGAGCAAATTAAAGCTGATTTAAGAAAAGAAATTGAAAAAGGTATTGTTGCAGAAAAAGATTTTGATAAAGAAGTTACCAAAAGGCTTCAGGATTATTTTGATGAAACTAATAAGGCATCATTAGAAGAAAAGAAAAAAGAGATTGCAGAACGTAAAAAGACTAAGCAATTAGAATATGACGCAGCTGTTAAAGATTTAAAAGGTGACGAACGTAAAAAGGCAATGGAAGAATATCGTAAGTCCATTGCTGAATTAGATAAAGAGCTTACAGATTTTGAAAATGCTCATCATTTAAGTGCTTTTGCTTATCAGGCGTTTAGAGCAGGTCAGGAAGCTAGAAGCTTTACAGATGTTCTGAATACTTTAAAGGACGCTATTTCAAGAGGCTGGGCAACATCATTTGAACTTATATTTGGTAAACTTGATGAAGCTTCTGCATTTTTTACTAAATTAACGGAAAGCCAATTTGCAGAAGGAATTTATGCTATTGGTGAATTTCGTAATGCAGTTCTTGAAAGTTGGAGAAATAATGGTGGCCGTGAGGATATGCTAAGTGTTCTTGAATATATGGATGATCTTGCAGGAAATATATTTAAGAAACTTGGTTTAATCACTGACGAAGAAGATTATTTTAATAAGCATTTTGATGAGCATAAATATATGGCTTTAAATCAGAGAGATCCGGAAGCTGCCGAACAATATAAACAATCTATTCAGGATGAGGCTGCTGATCATTCTCCATTTGAAGATATGGCAAAAGAGCTTGGTCAGAGATTATCTATTGTTGGGAGAAATATAAAAGATTTCTTTGAAGGTGTTAAAAAATGGTTCACTGAAGCTGATACTACAGGTGTTTCTAGGCTTCAGAGAATTACGAATATTATCAATAATTTTAGTAATGTTTTTACTGGTGCTGCAACTGCAGTTGGTATGGGTTTAGAATTTATTGGTAATATTTATTTAAGTCTTAAAACTACCTTTGATCATCTTTGGCAAGCTTTAGATCGGTTAACTCAGAAATTTTTTAGTTTATTTAATCCGAAGGCATCACAGGAAGGCTTGACAGTATTTAGAGCAATTGAAGATACTTTTAATAATATATTGAAAGTTGTTCAGCCTTTAGATGAACCTTTAGGAAAAATAATAGATATACTTACAGATATAATAAGTTTTGCCATTGATATTGGTGCGGGAACTGTAGTTGGTAATATTCAGTTTTTTGCTGATGCTTTTGGTTTATTATTAGAACTTTTAGGAATTGGATCTTCTCAGCAAGATCGCAAAGCTGGAGTTCTTGATGGTATCACTAAAGAAATTGAAAATTTTGGCGAGGTTTGTAAAAGTGCTATTAAATCTATTGGCGAGTTTTTCGATTCTATATTTAAGGATTTAAGGATTTTCTTAGGATTAGATAAAGAAAACAAACTTAAAGAAGGCGGAATATTCGCTAATATTCAAGATTTCTTTAAGACGAATGAATTTGTCGAAACTGTTAAGGGTTGGATTGATAATGCTATAAAGAATATTGGAGAATTTATTAGAAGTATACCAAGTAGACTTGGCAAGATATTTTCTGGAATAAAAGAAGGTATTTTAGATCTATTTTATGAAGGTTTTTATATTGATTCAAAAGGTGAAAAAACTTGGATTAAAAAGCCATTACTTCAGTGGCTCGAAACTGCCTATAATACGGTAGCAAATTTTATAACTATAGATATTCCGAATTTTATAAAGAGTCTCCCCTCTTTGATTGGTAAATTTTTAGAAGGAATTTTCTATACGACAGACGGCGCTACTTCTTATTATAAAGATGGTAAGTTGCAGCCTTTGTATAATAAAGTTCCGAATGCACTTAAACAATGGTTAGATCAAGCTATAAAGGATGTCACGGAGTTTATTTCTTCTATTCCTGGGGAAATAGCTAAAATTCCTTCAATTATTGGAGAATTCTTTTCTGGGTTATTTTATGAAAAGAAAACGGCTAAGAAAAATGTTAAGGGATTTTATGAATATCAGGATACAAGAACGCCGTTAAAGAGATGGCTTGACCAGGCGGTTCTTGATGTTAGAAATTTTATAAAATCTATTCCCGGAAAACTTAAGAAAATTCCAAATATAATTAGTGAGTTTTTTAAAAACTTACTTTATACAGGCTTTTATAAAGATTCAAAAGGAAATAAAACGTGGGTTAAAAAGCCATTTGTGCAATGGGTGGATGATAACTTAATTAAACCACTTTCCGAATTCGTTAAGAATCTTCCTACTTATATTGGGCAAGGAATTGGAAATGTGTTTAATTTTGTTAAGACTGTTGTTGGTGCTATATTTGGAAAAGAAAATGGTGAACCTGTAACTTCTACAGATATTGAAAATGAACTTCAGGAACCATTTTCTGGTATAAATTTAAATGGCGTTTTAGAGACAATTAAAGATATTGGAAAAAATATTTTAAATGGCATTATTAGCGCGTTTACTGGGAATCTTGATTGGGAAAATAATAAAGATTGGATTCAAACAAAAGTTGCTAATGCTATTGACGGAATTCGTAAAAAAGCAGAAGAAGTTTGGCCAAAAGTTCGTGATTGGTTTGTTAGTTTACCTGAAAGTATAGCAAATTTCTTTAAAGGTGAAGATGGGACTAAAAATGAATCAACGCCAATTGGATCTGCGATTAGCGCATTTATCAAATCTGTTGGTGAATGGTTAAGTTCAATTCCAGATACTTTATTAACCGTATGGGAAAATATAGAAAAGCAAAGCGGTACTATATGGGACTCTATTATTGGATGGATAACTGGAAATCCTAAAGACACGTCTAAATTAAAATCAGAGTATCAATCTTATTATGATGACTTAATTCGCGGAGGAGCTTTTTCTGATGCGGAAGATTATAAGAAATTTGCTTTATATCAACAGTGGCGTGATGATAATCCAATTGCTGCTAATATAGAAGATTTCTTTAAGCATCTTGTAGATTATTTTGGCGAAAAAATAACAGCCATTCCAGGTCAGATAGAAGATGCATGGAATTCACTAGTTACAGTAGCAACTATTGTTTGGGATGTTATCACTGGTCAATACGATCCAGACGATCCTAAAGATTATGGCAATCCTATTTTTAATAAAATTGAAGAATTTGTTGGCGAATTTGCAATTCAGATTGCCACTAAATTTAAAGAGCTTCCTTCAAAGTTAAAAGGTGCTTGGGATACGGCTGTAGATATTGGCAAGATGATTAAAAATGTTATATTTGGTAATACAGGAAAGCCATTATTTGATCAAGTTACATACAATAATATTTTGTTTGGTAAAAATTTCGCGAGTGAAAATTGGTCTCAAGAAACTCGTGAAAGAATGGCTGAATTATATAAAAATAGTACTACCGATTATACAAATGGTAATTCTAATAATCCTTTATACAAATCTATCGAATCGTTCTTTGATGGAATTGTTAAATGGGTAGTTTCAGAAGCGAATGCATTGCCTAATAAAATTAGAATTGCTTGGGGTTCCGTAGTCGATATTTCAAAAACCATTGGCGAAGTTATATTTGGAACTGGTAAACCAGTATTTGATAAAAATATGTATAATAAAATGCTGGGTGCCGATGGTCATGGAACTGCTGCGGCTGAAGCATATAAGAATTCTGTTAAAGACTTTGGTAATCCAATTATAAATTCCATTTCTTTATTTTTTGAGAAAATTAGAGATTGGGTTCGTGAATCTATTAATAAATTGCCGAGTCTTATAGCAGAAAGTTGGACAGTTACTAAAACAATAGGTTTGGTTATTTGGGATATAATTACTGGGCAATATGAATCTAAAAAAGAAAATCAAGATGATACATTATATAATAGTATTGGGACATTTATTGAATCATTTGCTAAAAAAGTTGGA